CAGCGTATTCGATGCGATGGCTGGCTTCTGCGGGTCAGGACCTTCAGCGCCGACCACGGTGGAGATGTTCGTCCAGCGCCGCGACTCGGTGGAGACAACACGCGCCACAGTCGCGCGCGTCACCGGATCGGTGAGGAACGTTCGCGGCTCGGTGTCCGTCTCGATCTCTTGGCCCCATGCGACCACGCCGACATAGCGCCGCGTCACCACCGGCAGCACGCTGAGCAGATCGAGCGAGGTGCCGCCTTCGTTGTCGTTGTAGAACACAAGACCAGCGTGATAGAGCCGACCGCTGCCGACCGTCACCACAGCCGGTGCTGTCTGCACGACAGCGAAGCCGGTGAAGGCCATGTCGGGGATCAGCGTATCGACGACGATGTGATCGAAGGACGCGCGGGGGAAAAGACCGAAGTTGTTAAAGTCTTCGACCGTGACCTTCTGCCAGTCCTGAATATTTACTTTGCGTTCCATCTGCTGTCTCTCCTCAAAGCAAGTTCGGGACCTGCTGATCAACCGTGGTTTCTGTCCAAGCGCGTTCGCGAAGTTCGATTAAGCGTGTCGGGTCATAGGCGGTGCGCACTCGATCTCGCAGCGCTTGTGCGACGACGACAGCGCGGCATGCGCGGTCGAAGTCTTGTAGATCAACGTGACTGGCGAAGTAGTTATCGTCGTTCGTGTAGCCTTCGTCAGCGAACCAACTCCAGAAATCATCATTCATATGCAGGTCGATCATCAGGTCAGCCGTGTACTGCGGCCACGAGACATAATCGACACCAACGAATGAGACGCCGCCGGTGATCGCCGCAGCAATCGCCGGATCGTTCAGGAAGATGCGGTCAGCCAACATGCGCGCGGCATCGAAGCCAGCGTCAGCGTAGTAGACAATCGGCACCGGTTGCGTCGGGAGCGGCGGCGGCTGTGTCGGCAGACCTGACTCCGGATAAGCTATCGGATGCTCTGGCGTGATCGGCGGCGCGATCTCAATCGGATGCGATGGGTGCGGATCGTCACGCTCCAGCGTGTTGCGATGATCAGACCAATCGCCGACGAAGAAGAAGCTGTTGCCCCAGCCGATGTCGCTGTCGCGTTCGTAGCGCACATCAATCGGGTCCATGCCGGGCACGACCGTGTCGAGATGCAGCGCGCTCTGTTCGTGATCGTAGCTGCCGTCGATCCGCACCGTGACAAGCTGCGGCACTTTCAGTTCAGCGCAGACGAAGTTCTCGTCGTTGACGAAGTCGTCTTGCGTGAACGCTGGACCGGCGAGGCCGGGAATGCAGATGCGCTCGTAGTCAATCGAGACCTTGCTGTTGATCTCCTTGGTGAACGTGTAAACCTGCAACGGGATATCTTTGCCGCGCACTCGAAGGAAAGCCTTGCGACCATGCAGCGCCTCACCATCATCAAGCCCGACGAACCACTGAGCGCCACCGTCACCGCAGAACAGGACGTCTTCGCTGTCCCAGCCGACGCCCTCGGAGAACGTGATCCTGATCTCCGGCATCTTGTGAATCCAGAAATCGAACTCCTCCTTGGTAAGACCGGGCGAAGCGAAGAACGCTTGCGGCGGTCGTAGCGCCTCTTGCACCGTGTAACCTTGCGGCGGCGAGAAGTCGCGACCGGAATATTCCAGCGCCATCTCGATGCCAGCGAGCGTGCCGCGCAGGCTCTTGAAGGTGAACTGCACCGCAGTCCATTCGCGCTGCGTGCTCTCGCTCCAGCCATCCTCCCACAGCAGCGTGCCCATCGCATACGCGAGATAGGGCAGGTTCGTGTAGCTGATGCGGTACGGGTCCCACTGGTCGATGATGATCTCGGCATAGGTGCCGATCAGCCGCTCGCCATCGACGTCGGCCATCGCCTTCTCAAGCCCGGTCGATGCGCGATAGAGCAGCTTCGCGCCCGGTGCCTGAATGAGTCCCTCAGTGACGATGTCGCTCATATGGCGCGCCCGGCGATGAGCACGCTCACATTGTCCACCTTGATCACCCAGTCAGGTCCGACGAAGACGTCGTCGGTCGGTTCGAGAATGTCCACGTGATGCACGCCCTGCAGCGCGCACGCGGCGTTGATCGCCATCAGCGAATGATCGTGGCCGAGCCAGTACTGATTATCGATCAGCTTGAAGACGCGGTCCTTCATCTTCTCAAGCGTCTGATCAGGCATCGCACCGGGATAGAGCCACACCGCGATCTTGTAGTTGATGTGCTTGACCTTCGGCGGGTTGACCGAGATCACATCGGTGAGCCCTTGCCGTGAAAGATCGTGGATGTACGCGCGCGTGCGCACCAGTATTTCCTGTGTCGGCTCCGGATCGGCTGGCGGCTCCATCAGGCAGGTGATCAGGATCGTCGGATAGTAGTCGTGCATCACCATGCGCATCGCGGTGACGTCGCGGAATTCCGGCGATGCGGTCAGCGCCCAGAACTCGTACGCCTCGGCGGTGCCGTGCGGGCTCAGCGTGTTCGGCGACAGCCAGATGCGGCGACGATATCGATCATCGCTCTCGCCTTCGAGACGCGGCACACCGCCGGGATAGCGTGACGCGATAGCATCGAGATCGGTGCTGATCGCGTACGCCAGCGTGATCGCGCGTGCGGCTTGGTTCACGCGATCCCGTAGCATCAATTCAAAGTAGCTGCAGGCCTCTTGGTTGATCTTGATCGGATCGAACTCAAGGTTCTCGACGTCGTACTGCGCCGCCATCGGCGGATCGTACTTCGCCCACAGCGCCTTCAGTCGCGCCATGCGGTCGGCGAGAATCTGCTCGACGTTGATCTTCTCCAGCACGACCATCGGCTGCAGGTTCGCAGGCACGAGCACAGAGATGCGCTCGCTCAGCCGATCAGTCAGTGACTGTCCGCTGCGCGATGGATTGAGATAATCGAACACGTCGCTCAAGGCGTTCTCCCCGGCTCACCAATGAGATCAGGCGGCGCGCCCTGAATGTAGCCGGGCTGGCGCTCCCACAAATTATAACCGCGCGACGTCAGACCGATGGCCCGGCGCACTTCTGGATCGTCGTTGCCGAGGTGACCGCGCGGACGATAGACGCCATCCATCGACGTGGTGAGATGACCGGTGCGAAGCTCTTCAGTAGATGTCAGCGATGAGCCGCTGTCGCGATTGCCGACGCGCACACGCTGAATGCGATAGTTCGGCTCCCAGAGATCGAGCCCCGTTGCAATCGCCCAGTAGAACCGCGCGATGGTGGTCTCGGTCGCGTTGTTGCCGATTAGATGCGGGACGAATGAGCCGACCCAGCGACGCAGCACACGCTCGTGAAACCGTGTCGCGAAGATCAGCACCATGCTTTGGACGACGTGATTCCACCCGGTCAGCATCTTGCCGGTGTAGCGATCCATTCCAATGCGGACCGGGTGGAGAACGATGCGGCCATACTTCAGGTCTGGCCACATCTCCTCGTTGACGTCGTAGTAGGGATTGTCGGCCACGTACTACTCCGCAGGCGTGCCCATGATCGGCGGCTTCGGTGCTTCGTTGCGCGGAGGTGTCGGCGCAACGCGGCCACGCTGCTCCGGCGTCTTGCGCTTCGCTTCGCGGTCGTTGCCCTTCTTCGCCTTCTGCATCTGCTTGCGACGCGCGACCGAGACCGGCTCCTTCAGCGCCGAGCCCGGCGATCCCGACTGGATCATGCGGTCGTACTTCGGCAGATGCGGCGGCGTCTCATCCGGATTCTCGGTGCGACCGCGCGTGATCTGGTTGAGCAGCTTCTTGCCCGCGTCGGAGATTTCACCGACCGGCTTCTCGCCCATCAAGCCCTGATCGATCCAGTACTGGATCATCTGCGGAGCGGCGAGGACGAACAGTCCCTTGCCGTCGTTCTCATCGCGCACACGAAGTCCGCCGAGTTCATCGTTGGCGCGCACGCCCGGGTCGTAGACGTAATACTTCTGCAAGATCACCTGCCGACGCGGGGCGTTACGCTCGCTCGATAGAATGACCGCTCGCTGTTCTGGTGTAGGCATTGCTGTCTCCTGTTGGTTTACTTGTCGTCGTTCTTGATCGGGTCCTTGCCGAGGATCGGTGGTCGGCTGAAGATGATCTTGCCCTTCTTCACCACCACCCAGTCAGATGCCATGCGCATCTTCGTGCCTTCCTTGTGCGCCATCAGCCGCGCATCTTTGCCGACGCGATGCGTGATGCCACCGTCCTTGTTCATGCGGCTCTTCATCACCGCCTTGTCGCCGCCGGTGTGGCCCTTCTGCTGCTTCTTGCCACCACCACCGCCGCCCTGCTGACCGCCTTGCTGTCCGCCCTTCTGATCCTTCGAGTCATCGGGCTGCAGCCAGTTGTCGTAACCTTCCTTCGTCTGCTTCGCGCGATAGTCGTCGAGTTGATACGACTCCTCATCCTGCCCGCTGCCGTCGGCATGCTCCGGCGTCTTGAACTCCTTGCTCGGCGCGTACGGCGCGATCATGCCCTGCGAGACGTCGCCGTTAGGACAGATCATCGCCAGCGTCTGTCCCTTCTTGTAGAAGCGCTGCTCGGTCGCGCCGCCGCGATGGTTCGAGGTGTTGAGCCACGGACTCAGAATCTCTTTGCCGTCCTTGTCCTTGCCCATCATCATCCGCAGCTTCGTGCCCTTCACCTCGTGCACGGTGCCGCTCTGGTGCGTGTCCGCCATCTGACGGCGGAGATCAGCGAGTTGCTGCAGCAGCTTCTGGTACTTGTCGCTCATTTGGTGATCTCGATTCTTATCGAGGTTGCCGTCTTGTCGAGGAACGTTTGCGCCAGTTGGCGCAATGTCAGACTGTCATCGCCCTTCGGTCGTCCGAGCCCTCTGCTTCTCTCCACCTGCAGGCGTCGGCCCGGTCGCACGTAGGGCAGGATCATGCAGCGGCAGTTCTTGTGCTTCGGCACGTGCTGCCGCGCGATCTCCATCGGCATCGGCCCGGACGCTGCAAGCTCTTCGCAATCCATGCAGACAAGATCGTCCTTCTTCGAGACGATGATCACCAGTTCTTCAGGGTCGCGCCTGCCGAAGTCGCGGCTCTCGCGCTTGCCTTCGATGGCGTTGCCCGCGATCAGGGACTCGTCCATCGTCACGACGTATTCAAGGTTGCTCCGGTTCGCGCGCTTGACACGGAGCAGCCCGCGCACCGACTCCGGGTCCATGCCGCTTGATCGCGCGACGCTGGTCGTGAGCACGGAGACAAACCCATCACCGACTTCGTTGATGCCTGCGGCGATGATCGGCTTGGTGACCTTCTCCGCCTTCTTCATCTTGTCCGAGAACTCGACAAGCTCTGTCGTGTCGATGAAGAGGTTGAGCCCAGCCATCAATCGTCCGCTTCGATCTTGTCCTTCGGCGGCTTCGGCTTGATCAGCGCAACGTTGGTCTCGATTGCGAATTCATCGTTGAGGCCGATCTTCGGATGCGTCTCCATCTGCATGTCGTCGTGCGTGATCTTGCGCAGGATCGGTGCCTCGCCGTGCTTGTCGGTCAGGTCGTCGCCATGCAGCGTCGCGCGCAGTCCCGGCATGTCAGCAGCCAGCGGCGCTTGACCGATGGCGCGCAGCCCGATCCGTCGCACACCCATCCACGCCTGCACCTGCTCCCACTTCGGCGCAGCCTCGCGGCTGATCAGCGCTTCGCATATCTTGGCGATGGGCTGCATCTGCGCCTCGGGATTCGCCTTCGAGACATCGCAGAACAATCTGATCGGATGATCGTGCGGCACCGGCACACCCGGCGGCAGATCGCTCACTACATCGCAGATGAACGACACCTGCCGCGCCGCCCAGCGACGGTCTCGCGTCGTCGATGCACCGCGCTGGCCAGCGACGCGATCAACGCGCAGCACCAGCCCCTTCAGCAGTTCGGACCAGTCACCCTGCGGGTCGCCCCACAGCGTGGCCATCGCTTGGTCCTCGACCATGTCGAGCGCGACTTCCATGCCTTCGTCGGTCAGGGGAATCTTGATCTCCTCCTTGCCGACCTCGCCCTCGATCTTCGACGCGACGCCGATCTCCAGCGTCAGCGTGACCTCGCGGCGACCGATGAACAGATCGGTGTTGCCGATGTCCGGGCGATTGTCGGCATCAGTGAACACCACGATGTAAGGCTTGGCCGCTTCGTTCAGCGTCAGCGCTTGGCTCAGCGGCGTGTTGTCGGAGTCGAACACGCGATCCGCCGCCCACGTCCTGCCGCGCAGCGCCGAGACTGCAGTCAGCCGCGTCAGCATGCGGATGATGCTCATCGAGAAGACCTCAATGGATTCACCACCGGCACGTCGTCCTCTTCGAGCACGCGCACGAGGTGCACGTCGGGTCGTCCGCCGGGATCATCGAAGATGAATGTCACCTCGTGCGTTTCCTTCCGCACCGGAAAATAAACCCGATCACCTTTGCGCAGCTTGCACTTATCGACCGGCTCGTGACGGATCGACAACGTCGAGTCCACCGTCGCTTGCCGATGCGCCATGCCGCCGCCGGTCTCGACCGGAGCACCGCGTCCCTGATCGTAGATGCCCTTCGCGATCACCTCGATCCGCTCGGGATCGGGCAGCGCTTCACGATAGCCGCCGCTGATGG